CGGTACGTACCTTCTTTGATCAAAACGTAAGACATTGTGTCTTGCTCCTCATTTCCAACTTACACACTAATAATAGCACCTTATACAGATGCGTCAACCTTTTTTGGGAGCGAATTCGAAGAACTTCTCCCAAGCAAGAGAGTTTGCGACGTTGTAGGTGTAACCAATCTCCATAAAGTCCTTGGTTACTTCTTCAATCCAAGCCTTTGCTTTCTTTTCCGTCATCTTTTGCTCCTCAATTTCAACTTATAATGTATAATAGCACGGATGCTATTATCGTCAACCGTTTCTACCAATTTACTCGGCTATTCTGTCGAAAATGCCAAGTTTCTACCACAGGCTTACCAAACTCATCCTCGTCTACAACGACGTGAGCACGAGTCTTCAGCACCTTAGCGTGGCGAAAACCGTCCAACACCCACACCTTATCGTTAAAACCCTCAAAAAAGGGCTCGTCATTTGCGGAGAATTCAAACACATTGCCTGTGTCCTGCTCTGTAAAACGACCATTTATGTCAACAGCGTGGGTAAAACGTGCCATGCTTGGCGCTCCGTGTTGTTTAACTATACATATAGTAACACGGATATAGGGAACGTCAACCGTTATGCCACAAAAAAATATCAAAAAAAATATCACTTTTTTTACTTTTTTGGTTAGAAATGGTAGACAGATGCCCTATATGTGCTAATATGTATATATAGGAAATGAGGAGCAAGCAAATGACAGTTTATAAGGTTTTCCAGATTAATCTCACTGATGAAGAGATTGATACCATTAACGCTAGTGGCGATCACGGCGCTGTTCCCAAAAACGTGCTGCGTATGAAGATTGAGATGTCGTTTGGTAAGCCTGTAGGGCATCTGGTTAAGGAAGCCTTTGAGAAAGGCTACTACGAGCATGTTAGCAACATTACCGCTGACAGCCTAGAAGGTGTTTTCCACGTTGGTAACATGGGTCCTGAAGAGAACATTGAGCGTTTTGCTCCCATGCATAGCCTGAGCGTTGGTGACGTGGTGCTGGACCAGGACGGCATGTACCACATGGTTGCTAGTTTTGGTTTTGATACAGTGGACGAACTGAACATGGAGATTGCGTAATGACTAAGGAAGTGAACGTAGCAGACATCCTGGACATGGATGACATGGTTGTTAGCACCAAGGGTTTTACCCGCAGCGAACTTTCAAAAGCTTTTGACAAGCTGACTGAGAATCTGGACAACTGGAAGATGCCCATTCACACTAGCATCCATACCAGTGAGTGGAACCTGATGATCGAGGCCTGCGAGTTTTTCACTGGTAGCAAGCTCTGGCAGGTTAAGGATTTGGGTCAGTGCATGATGGAAGTCAAGGCTGATGGCTACTACAAAGCGATTGGAGCATAAGTATTTTTATGGATAATTTAGACATACTACTCAATGCTGTACTCGTCGGTGTAGTAGTGGGTGCGTTTTTTATGACAGTAGGTGCCCTTTTGAGAATAGGCTGGAAATTTTGGCACGTGGTTGCCATTGCTGCTCTAGCCTATTATTTTATAAGCTAGGAAAACATGGGTTTAGATAAAAATTACGGTGGCTATAAAAAAATGACAGATAATGGAATGCGTCTCATTGATAACGCCCGCAAAGCCTACGAGAATAGTAGTCGTGTAAATGATAAGTGGGCCATGAACTATTGGCAATGTGTTATTAACAGCCTGCTAAGAAAATACGGACACTGAATTCAAACCCTGCTAAGTATGTTGGCAGGGTTTATTCATGTTCATACAAACTATAAGACAATTTTTTCCAAATAGCATTATACAAGACGCGGCGTTAAAATATCCTATAACGCCAGCAGGCTGGAACATTGACATGCCCGGCAAGGATGAATGTAGGTTTGAACAAAAGGATTTTTGGTTAATCCTAAACTTACAGGACATGCTCACAGGCGGCTGGGGACAGATGCCCTATGAGCTAAAGGTCATACACGACTTTTATAAAGGCTGGGCACCACTGGATCGTATCATAGTGGTAACCTGGCCTATAGGATTAGCTGAAACCTGGCTGGATAGTTTCCATGTTGTTGAGTTCAGCACACATCAGTATGAGACCTGGCTGTCTTATAATCATAATGAAGATTACATTAGAGCAGCATTTGCGGATGACAACAAGCGTTTTGAGAATAACTTTGTTTGCATGAACCGCATTGCCAAGCCACATAGAAAAATTACCCATGGTAGATTAAGTAGTTTTAACACAGGCAACTGTAGCTTACAAGCCGCCGGCATAGAGCTCAAATATCCCGGACTAAGCTTTAACGACTACGACAAACAATATAATAACCTAAACAATCTACTTAGCCTAAGCGAAAATTATAACACAAGTCTGTTTAGTGTGGTTACAGAAAGTCAGTATGCTGAAGAGTTTGGCATCATAACAGAAAAGTCATTTAATGCTATTGTAGCAGGGCATCCACTTATGATAGTGGGTCATAGACATGCACTGGATAACTTATCCAGTTACGGGTTTCAAACATACAATAAAATCTTTGGGGAAAAATACCAGCATAGTAGCAATCAGGACCGCATAGACGATATGATATTTGAAAACTTGGATTGGTTTGAGCGTAAACTGTCAGCCAGTGAAATGCGTGATGTTTATTTTGATTGTGCCGATATTGTGGACTACAACCGCAACTGGTTCTTTGACGAGTTTGGTCCTACTCAGTTGGACTGGTTTAGAACGCAACTTTTAAATATCTGGAATTAAATGCTGCTTGCCAAAATCTGTATCATATGGATTAGGCTTTCCATGAAAAACTACAACACTACAGTCAGCTGGGATTACCCAGGGATTGATTTTATCCTGATACTTTTCAGGTTCAGCAGGCCAGTTGCCTTTCGTATCTAAGCCAGTACCAGACTGTATAAGGCCGCCCCTGTATATTTCCCATTTAAAACTCATGGCCCATTGAGCTGGCCACCAGATGCAATCATCACGCTGCTTAAAAAAGTTTGTTAGATAATCTTGATCGCCACGATACTTTTTTAATATGTTGGCACGATTTAATCTGAAGTCATCCCAGATACAATAATACTTCTCTGGTTGCCAGCGCATTATGCTACTGTTGCTCACAGGATAATCACGAATCCACTTTCGATTAAAGTCCTGTAATATACAAAACTTATCCTGGGATGTGTTTAAAAATTTATCTATGTTGTTTAGGATTACAACGTCTAGATCAAAGTATAATACTGTGTTTGTGAATCCCATAGCAGGACTAAACAAATACATTTTATACCACCAGGCTTTTGATACATTGGGCCAGCTAGGTATCAGTATCCGTCTGATAGGCCTATCATGATAGTAAGGATGATCTGGGTTGTCTGTTAATACAGTTAACCTAAACGGTCCTGACAGATGCTTATGTAAAGATAACCAGAGCTGATTAACATACAGCTCTGGTTTATACTCATCTCCCACACAAACGCAAGCAACGTCTATCATGCTTCCATTAATGGCTTTTTATTATTGCTAGGGCCGCCCACGGTGCGTCTTATAATGTCACTGCTAATAGGCTCTACGTAATAAATTTCTAAAACTTGTGCAGAGTCTTTGATTGTTTCGAACCAATGAAATTCGTTCGGGGCAACTGTAGTAAAATCTCCCGGACTTAATACTGTAACATCTGTCAGATCATAATCATTTTTTCTGACATGTATTTCAATTGATCCTGAAACGCAATAGAATGCGTTCCACTTAAATTCGTGCTTGTGTTCACTGCATTTCATATCAGGGTTGACAAAAATACGATGTAACTCAATCATAGGAGTTACTAACAGGCTTTCTGTAGTTCCCCATATTTTTCCTTGAAGCATTACCACAATCCTAACGTTCTTCCATTGCCTATGATAATAGCAAAACATGTAATAATATGTAGTGCTATCCAAAATGTTCTGAAAGCCAGAGCCTGCCTTACACCTCTTTGAGATATAGGAAGGAACTCTGGCTTATCATCGTCTGTAATGCCTATAGGCATGCCAACTGTTCTAGCCCACAAACGGAGCCATTGTCGTTGACCAGTCATTACATTGCGTTCTTTTTTTCCTGAATCTCAGCACGGCGTGCCTTGGCTAGCTTGCCTAGTTCACCTAGTGCTTTACGTGCACGGGCTGCTGCTGCCTTAACGCCTTTAGTTTCAAATGCCTCGGCCTCCTTGAGATATACCTCAAATTGTGCAACGATATCGTCATGATTGCTCATAGTATTTCCTTTCGATGTCAGATTCAATACAGTTCTCTCCGTATTGAATTTCTATGATTTTAAGAGGCATATCTGTTTCGTTAACCAGCATATGCCAATGTCTTTTACTTATGTGGAGAGATTGATGTTGCGTATATTTCCCTACTAGTTCAGCATCACTGCTTATGCTGAGTGTATATACTGTTGCTTCACCTTCTCCTACAAACCAAAACTCTGCACGATCTTTGTGTCTCTGCATGCTTAAACTCTTACCTGGGTCAACAGTAAGCTCTTTAAGTGTAACATGATTATCAACTTCATGTAAGACACGATAATATCCCCATTGACGCTCAGTTTTAGGAGCTCGCCATTCCTCTAATATCCAGCGTGAACTATTTGCCTTATCTTCGCCACCTACTCCAAACTGGAACCGTACTCTAGCATCTGTGTCAAACTTGTCCATTTCTGGAATATTTGTAAAAGTTCTATCACCGCCATTTGCAAATATAACAGAGCCAAATATATCTAATACTTGTTCAATAGCGTTACAGGCTGTTCCATCATTGTCATTAAATTCTAGAACATGGTCAACCATCTTTAGTGACTCTAAAATTGTTCTCCGTTCCTCCCAGGGCATAAAATGCCGGCCTTTTTTATTTTTAAGCCAATAGTCACTGTTTAATCCTACAATAAGTTTATCTCCAAGACTCTTTGCAGCTTCCAGATATTTTATGTGTCCACTATGTAATGGGTCAAAACCGCCGGTTACTAATACTGTTTTATGATCGTGTTTTTCCATGAGTTTTGCCTATAAATAAATACTATTATATGGGATTATTTTATGAAACGCAATATATATATTGGATGGGATAGCAGGGAAGATATTGCCTACCAGGTAGCCGAACATAGTATCTTACGCAGATCTAAAAACTCAGACATTCGTGTAAAGCCTCTTAAACAGACAGAACTACGTGAGCAACAGGTCTACTGGCGTGACGTAGATAAACTTGGAAGTACTGAGTTTACTATAACCAGATTTTTAGTACCACACTTGAACAACTATACTGGCTGGGCGGTGTTCTGTGATTGTGATACTGTATGGCTTATAGATCCTACTGAACTATTTGAGTTAGCTAACGACCAGTACGCTGTTATGGTTGTTAAACATGATTATGATAATCAGGCTGGTGTTAAGATGGATGACAAGGCACAGTTACCCTACCCACGCAAAAACTGGAGTAGTGTAATATTATGGAACTGCGCTCATCCAAAAAACAGACAGTTAACTACAGATATTGTTAATACTGAAACTCCCAAATACCTACACAGATTTGGCTGGTTGGATGATACCGAGATAGGCAGTTTACCTAATGACTATAACTGGTTGGTTGGCTGGCATACTGAACCTGAGAGCGGGACACCCAAAATTCTTCACTTTACAGAAGGCGGGCCATGGTTCGAGCAAACACGTCATTGTGAGTATGATTTGGTTTGGAAACGCGAACTAATTAATCTTTATACAAGTTAGTTAATATATTATAGGCCAGACCACTTTTTATTTCAGCTTCAGTAAACTGATTGTATGCTAACCAATAAAGCCAAGGATGTCTGTCAGCATACATAGGATTTTCAATCCTACTTAAATCTGTCTGGCTTACCGAAGCAGCAAAACTTCTTGGATCACAAAAGGTAGGTACACCCTGAAGTTGTGCTTCGACCGCCACTAAACTTACAGTAGTAATTACACACCAGCAGTCTTCTAATTCTTGTTGAACACTGTAATGACCAGTCAAAGGCTCAGCGTCTGGACCACTTATTCCACGTACCCTAGGTTTATATCTCACATGTATAGGTCTATCTGTATATTTTTTTAGTTCTAGTATAGTATCAGAAGTCCACTCATCTCTCGTCTTACCCGTTATCCATTGTGTCATAGTATCACTACTAGGACATATTAAAATATGTTTACCAGATCGTTTATATTCTATAACATTACACTGCCACTTGCTAAATCTATCAGCTGGCATAGGTTTAACCACAGTAGGATATATGTTATTTTTTGCAGCATGCCAGTAGTGTTCCTGGCTACTATTTTTACTCCAGCGTCCCCAGAACGGCATATCCCAGAACCACCATTCAGTATTATTTTTTTCGTGTTGTTCAATAATGGGCCAGTTATTTTGAATAAATCCCCAGAACGCGGCTGGCTCTCCAGTATATGCTCGTTTGCTAACAGGCTGACTGTCGGGCCAACCTGCTAGTAAACTGTTCATTACCCAGTTACACTTGCTGCCTTCGCTTTTTGTATTATAGTATAAATTTAAAGTCATAACATATTATATGCGTATATAAATATAGTTATCAAAAGGAGTAGTTATGAAACAAGTATATGGCTGGTGGTTTCCTGAATGGGAACAACATTTTCAACAATACTTTGATACGTTTGCTAAAACTATCACTGAACGCCCTTGCCCCTATCAGAAGAATCAACGTGATTTTGCTTTGAGCTTCGTAAAGAACTTTGGCAAAGTAATTGATGTTGGCGGTAACGTAGGTACCTGGAGTAAACCCTTCAGTGAGCAATTTGCTGAAGTACATGCGTTTGAACCTCATCCTGAAAATCGTGACTGCTATAAGCGAAACCTAGACGGCGTAACTAATGTTACCTTATATCCCTATGCCCTAAGCGAAACACCAGGAACTTTCCCACTTTACATACATGATACTAGTTGCGGAAATATAAGTTTAAATCTTAATGGAGTATTACAGGGCCCTACTGTTGGCAAGCCTGATATGGATAACATTAAATCTATTGACGTTGAAGTTAGGACTCTTGACAGTTTTAATTTTACAGACGTTGACTTTATTAAAATTGATGTACAAGGACACGAGTTTGGTGTGCTGAAGGGTGCTACTGAGTTATTAAAAAATCAGAGCCCGGTGCTTGTTATGGAATTGGCAACTCGCTCACAAGATGAAATTGCTGAGAAAAATGCCATTACAGCGTGGCTTACACAGTTTGGATATGTACTACGTGGAAACAGAAACAAAGAAACTGTTTATACCAAGTAATGACTGTAAGTTGCTACCTACAAGGAACAGCCAAGGGTGATGAAATTGTACGCATGTTTGCTAAGGGTAGTAAGGGTAAACTAGCCAATAATACTGATTATATAAAGACCCGGTCGCTAGATAGTGATCCAGTATTCTTATGGGGTTGTTTGCGTGGTAGTGATTTAATTTTAAAACAGTGTTTAGAGACTAGCCACGAGTTTTACTATGGTGATAATTGCTATTACGGGAACAAGGCATATTTACGTATAACACACAACGGGCTTCAAAACACAAAATTTACTCCTAGGCAATCAGACAGGTTTATTCAAAATCCTATAAACATAAAACCATGGCGTAAAACAGGATCGCGGATCATAATTTTCCCCCCTACAGAAAGTTTTGCCCACATATTCAATAAACAGAATTGGTTGGAAGACACTATATGTAGATTAAAGGAATATACTGATAGGCCAATATATGTAAGATACAAGCCTGCGGAAACTAAAATAGGCTGGGAAAACGGCTACATGATAAACGCTGGGCATATTAAAAGACCGGATGCGAGCAAGCTTAGTTTGACAGAAGAACTTGAGGATGCTTGGGCAGTTGTAGCTTTTCAGAGCAGTGCTGTATGGGAAGCAATAGCACAGGGCGTACCAGCGTTTGTTGATCCTATTAATGCTGCCAGTGTAATGGGGAACACGGATATAAGTACAATAGAGACGCCAATGCTTGATGATCAGGAAAAGCACTTCTGGCACATTAACTATTGCCAGTTTACTAGAGAAGAAATATCAAATGGTACTGCATGGAGAATAGTTAATGGGCATGGGTGATGACATAATGGTGACACGACAAGCCAGGAACTTAGTTGATGCTAATCCAGGACGGCTAGTCATGCCTTGTGTGGTGGGAGCATGCCGCTGGAGTCCAGTATATGATAATAATCCTATACTAACTAAAAGCTATCAGGACAATCCAATAAAACTAGAGATCAGGCCCAGACTATATATAGAACGTCACGATCATCAGAATAGCCGTTTTATTTTTAAGCGTGCTGATCTTAAACCAGGAGAAATCTATCTGACAGAAAAAGAATCTAGTATGGCTAGAGCGAGTGTCAGTGAAGAATATTATGTATACATAGAGCCCAATGTAAAAGGCAAAGTTAGTGGCGAAAACAAAAGTTGGGGTTTAGAAAAATATCAGCACATAGTTAACAAATTAAGACAGCAAAATATAACTGTAGTTCAATGCGGTGTTGCTGCATCAGCTAAATTAAAAAATGTTAGATTTATTGAAACTAATGATATAAGAAGTGCTTTTGGTATTTTAAGTCATGCCGCATTTTATTTGGGCAATGAGGGCGGAATGCACCATGCCGCTGCTGCATTTGGGTTACCTGCCGTAGTAGTGTTTGGAGGATTCATAAGTCCTTATGCCACTGGCTATGAGTCACACACAAGCATCTATGTTGAAGATAATAGATATCCATATGGTTGTGGTAACCTTTTTGATTGTAGTCACTGCAAGGATACAATGCGTATGATATCCATCGATCAGGTTTACGCTGAAGTAGAAAAATTAGTTGAGAGAACTAAGCCTAAGGATTAAATTACTAATATCTGGATTAGACAAAAGTTTTTCTGAATAATGTTTGCCCAATTCGTTTTCGTAGTTATGGACTATACCTTTTCTGGCTTTTAATTGGTCGGAACTGCCTGACCAGTTGTTAATACCCAGTCTAGATGTTTTCGCAAATTTGCTTTTTTTACTAGCTAGTATTTCTTGTTCCTGCATACGAGAAAATTCACTATCTGAAATGCTTTTTAATAAAGCATCATTATTATAATTGTAGTTCATAAAATCAAAAATTCTTTTTACTTCTCGTTCTGTATCTTGTCTTAGTTTTTCATAACTAACATAAAGAACGTTCTGCCTATTCTGCAGATAATCAAGCGCAGTATTCATATATTTTATGTGCCTTACTATGCCATAAGTGCTATCAAAAATAAAAGATTCTAAATTGCCCGAGTACTGTTTTTCCCTAAGCTTTTTTTGATAATAGAAGCTTACTATAACATCCAGCGGGTGGCGGTGTAGAAATATAACTGGTTTAGTATCTAAAACATCCTGATGTATTATACTGTCGTAGCCTAATTCATTCTGATAATGATCATAATAGTTGTGTGTGAACTGAATATGAGGGAAATCACTCTGATGCCTATATTTGTTCCAATCCTCCGCTGGGATAAATTCTAAACTAAAACTTGCTAGGCTAGTTGTGTGCTGCACATAGCAAGCAAACAAATATCTTAGCCAGGTCCTGCCAGATTTAGGGAAACTCCACAATACAGTATCGCTGGCCAAAAGGTCATTGTACTTTACTATAACTTTTTTATAACTCTCATTAAGTTTGGCTGTTCTTAGAGTATGTCCTTTTCTAACATAAACAAATAGTATACCCTGATTGTCCTGTTCGCCAGTTACTCTTCTGTTAAGGTCATATCGAGTTTCCATAATTTTTTTAAACTTGATTTCATAACTATCCAAAAACTTTTGTGGTACTCGTATACAGTACATATAAGACTGAGTTCTACTTACTATATGGTCTAAAAAACCCAGCGGATCTTTTAACTTTTGGAGTACTGCTAGCATAAGAACACAATCATACTTCCTCTGAAGACTGTCTATGGTTTTAAATTCGTTTAAGTCTAGATTAAGAAAACTATAATTGGGGCGGTCTTTATAAATTTTTTTAGCAATATCTATACTATCAGTATTAGCATCAATGCAGGTTACAATACTGTCTTTACCAAAAACGTAATCACTTATTAGGCCTTCTGCGCTGCCCAAATCTAAAAATACAGGATGATTATGAGTATAGGTCGTATAAAAATCTTTTATATAACCTAATCCATGTATCCTATTTTCTAAAGTTTGCAATCCATCCTCTGCTATTCCTGGAATAGTAAACCAATTTTTCATTTTAAGGATTTCTTTCTGATAAGTATCCGATTATATACACATATTTATAAAATGATTATTTCACATTTTCCCAGTAACTTACCTAGTAATAACAATATGGTTTATCCACAACTTCTGGATGCTATACGGTCTTCAGACACGCTGGTGGAAAACAACATGGATGCTGACGCAGCACTTATCTGGAGTGTCCTCTGGTTTGGTAAAATGAGCGGCAATAAACGTGTATGGGAACATTATAGAGCACAAGGTAAACCAGTTATAGTAATAGAAGTTGGCGGACTGATACGTAACGAAACCTGGAAGTTAGGTATTAATGGTATCAATCGTGACGCTGACTTTGCACTTGATGTGGGTGTAAATCCTGACAGGGTCAAGCAATTAGGTATCGAAAGAGCACCGTGGGTGTTCGAGGATAAGCCCTATATACTGGTGTGTGGTCAGCATGCTCATAGCCTGCAATGGGCTAATATGCCGGACATGGATACATACTTCCGCGAAACTGTTACTAATATTCGTAAAATATATGATAAGCCAATTGTGATTAGATCACATCCACGATTTAGAGAAAATTTACATTTCCAATTAACTGATCCAAATTGGTATAAGGAACAAAACTGTGAATGGAATATTGCAAAGCATGTGCAAAAAACCTATGACAGTTTTGACCTGGAAGATCAGCTTCGAGAGACTTATCTAACAGTAAGCCATAGTAGTAATGCAGGAATAACTTCTATTTTACGAGGAGTTCCTGCTGTGGTAACACCTCATAGTCTTGCGTGGAAAGCAGGCAGTACACTTAAAGAAAGACGGTTTGTAACCAGAGAAAAATGGCTGATAGAAATGTGTAATATTGAATGGCGTGCTGACGAGATAGGCGTTCAATGGCAGCGTATCAGACAGAAACTTTAACTATGATGCCTATAATCATATACAACGCCATCTATCCATTTAGTAATCAATCCCTGGTCTGACAAGTAGCCCAAACTGTTAACAATGTTACTGGCATTTTCATTAAGGATCTTACGCTCTACCAGATCATACCAACTTAGATCATATTCTAATGGGTCTGAGTTTTTATATGTGATAACCTCAATCATATCCACGTAGGGCTCTTTTTTAAAGTAAGCATCTTTACAATCAAAACCATTTAAAGCAAGAAAATAGATAAGTTGCGTCAGTGTAAATGTTGCGTAATGATTGCTAGGAGTGTAGTTGTGAAACTTTTTATATTTAACATTAACTGCACTAGGAACGCACAAGTATAGCATACCATTTTTATTCATTGCCCTGTTAATTTTACCTAGTAGTTCTAGTGGAGAATAACTATACTGCAATACATCATGACACCAGGCAACATCTACCTTTCTAGGCGTAGGCAAGTCTCCGGGTAGATTAAAGTCATGTTCAACTAACCTGATATTTCCTGATTGAGTTTCAGTAGTATCTTTGTAAACCTTACGATCTAAACCAATACATTTAATGTTAAGTGGGCGTGTAGCGTTGCCCTCATCGTCCATCAGCTTGATATTCGCCCAGGTATTTAGATCATAACCCTTACCACATCCTAAGTCAAGTAAGGCCTTAATGCTGACTAGGAAGTCATCATATTGATTAAGAGCATTTATAACAGCCATACTGTGTTCATGACTTTTTTCCTGACTTTCAAACATTATGATAATACTCCAATAAAGCTATAATGTCTAGCTTGCGTCCAGGTAATGTCAAATAAACTGAGATTATAGTTGATATCAGTAATACTTTTTTGTGTTGGTTTGTTAGCAGCAATTAAGGCAGTACTATGAGCTTGGTTAAGATACTTTTCTGCTGTACTAAACAGGCCCTGACAATCTCTATAACGTCGCCAACTATCTTTATCCACTTTCTTGTTACGCATAGCCTTTAGAAACTTCTGCTGTTCTTCAAGAAATGTTTCTTTAGTTGTTTCTATATGTTTCATAAGTTCAAAAACTTCGTTATAGTTAGACAGAGACATATCGTGCTAACTCTTTAAATGTGTTCTTAAAACTATTTCTGCGATAAGCGTCATGTCTTTTAATCCAGTCAACAAACAATCTAAATGTGTGTTCAAGTACAGGATTATCAAAAAGATTAATCCACGTTTTGATCTCAGGTTGTGTACTGTTACTTAGCTTGTCTTTAATTAGTGTTCTTGCGTCACCTATCCACACATCCGGACGAAAGTGATCTGGAGCAAATACTTTTCCCAAGTAAGGCTTTGGCAATCCTGTTTGTTTACACCAATCCCAAAATTCCTGCATATAGAATATGTTATATGCTCCAACTGTATGACTAACACTAAGTCTTATATTGCCATAATCCTGTTGATACTGCAACCATTGTTCTACGTTTTTTAGTAGTACATTCCAGTTGCCAGGATATCTAATATATTCATAATGGCTTCCCACACCATCAATACTAAGTTGTACGTCTATTTCTTTAAAGTTGCTCCATTCTACTAACCAACGTTCGTCTGGCATTACTTGGGTATTAGTAGTGTAATGTAAGGTTACGTTACTGGCACGTTCTCGTAATCTTGAAAGAAAGTCCAGTTGTTTTAGTGGTTCACTTAGAAAAGGCTCTCCGCCCGGTATGTCAATGTGTATAACATTCGGCATGCTAGCGTGTAGCTGGTCTACAATACTGTCATTCAAATATTCAAGACTTTTAATATCGATATTATATAAGTCTTTTTGTTCTTGACGCCATCTACTGCTAGCGTATGGACCACACATTACACACTTCAAGTTACAGGTATTACCAAATGCAATACTTGTAGTAATATATCCGTCCTCTTCTTGCCAGTTGTCATATTGCTCGGCCCAACGTTCATAATCTAGTTGTCTTTTACTGGGTGTGCCTATCTGCTCATCCTGTACACAACGTATACAACCCTGAGGGAAACTGCCAGACAGAAACTCCTGTTTGATTCCTTTAAGGAAATCACTTTCTGTATATTCTTTTATTGTGTTTTTAGTGATGTTATAACGGTTATAACCTTGTGTACGAAATTTGCAGCAGGGAGTTATATCTCCCTGCGGACTTATATCCAGGCTAGCCCATGGTGCGTAACATTTATACTTGGACATCTTCCATACCAGCTGTACGTAACCGAACAATATGACCGCTCATCCATTGCTTGCTATCCAGACCCTTCATGATACCCAACCACTTATTTCGTAGTAGTGCTACTTCATTAATGATAGTTTCAAAGTCAACTACCTCATCTTCGCCATCCACATACTTTTCAGCATCTCTGCTTGTTAGAGCACGAGGATAGTTTTCCAAGTACTTAACAAAGTGTTTGCGACGTATTTTACGTAGTTGTATGTTTAGATGATTAAGAACTGCTTCAACTTCTTGTAGTTGATTAAAACGTATTTCGGTTACTGCTGGTAGTTCTTTGATACTTTTCTCAACAAGTCCGTGTATGCCTATTTCTTTACGAGCTTGTTCTAGCTCAGACTCATAGTAGTGTATAAAGTCAGGAATAGCAGACATATCCTGAACAACTTTAGTATACCAATTAGTGGACATACTACTATTTTACACTTTCTGTCAGTTTAGTCAACCTTGGAGTATTATTCTTGATCAAAATCTAAATCGTCATCATCGCCAGTTGTAGAACTTAATTCATCAACTGCTATGCCTAAGTACTTGTCAGAATTAGCAAGTTCTTCCAAAGTCTCGTCATCAATACCCAGATCAATTAGTTCATTGATCCAATGGTCCGCTGCATGCTGTTTGTCTTTAATGTACAGGCTAAGAATATTCCAAGTGTCTACAAGAATTTCAGAATCCATATTATTCCTCTACAACCTCTAGCTCTTCTTCAATTTCTTCTTCTAGAGGTTCATCTTCAGAATTACTTATCAAACCGTTTGTAATATCATTCATAATGATTTCAAGTTTTTCACCGGTCCAACCTTTGCGGAATTCTAGTAGTTCCTCACCTGCTGCGGTGGTATACTTGAGACGATTACCCTGCTTAACAAGTAGCTCTTGCTTTTCAAACATATCAAGCAAACCGCTGTAAGGATCCATTCCTGACTCATAAGGAATCTTAACTTGTACGCCTTCAAATGGCTTTGCGTAGCGTGTTTTCATAACC